TCACCCAGCCCCCGATAGGTTGCAAGGTTCCTTCTATCCAACGGACTAGACTAGCATCACGCCAGCGACCTGATGCTTGATAATCAGTCCCATTGCGATAAATACCCGGCGGAATGGCAAGCGGGACAAGCGGCATCAGATCACCAAGGCAATCCGTTAAGGGTGACGGGGTTCTTCTGGGCTTCGATCTGCTGTGCCAGCGAGGCTTCTGCGGCAGCTTTGTCAACGCCGTTTGCCCAGACCCATGCCAGCACGTCAGCCTGTGTCAGACTGGCGTAAGGCTTAAAGTCTGGTGCGCTGGCGTCAGGTGTAAACCCTGCCGTGCCGTATGCCGATGCGGAATAGTCCCCGTCAACTGCACTCACATTCCAGTGGGCCACGGTTACGCCGCCGTTAGCAGCGTTGCGGTCCATTTGGCTGATGCTCCAAGTAATCGTCATTCTTCAGTCTCCTTAAGCGATGCGGTCAGCATGTTCACGAAGGCATCACGGCCCACCTGTAGCTGATCTAGGTTGAAGCGCGTTGACCCGATCTTGCGGTCCAAGTCTGCGATGTGGTTGATCATAGCCTTCTGCTCGTCGGTCAGTTGATCCTCAGTAAAATCAGTCCCGTTGATCGTGATGGTTTGCGGTGTTTTCTGCGCCATCGTGATCCTCCTTTCAGGGGTTAAGAGATGCGGTAAACGGTGTAGGTATTTGCGGCAGTCTTACGGAACCGCAACATGGCAGACGTTAGCGTTGCGACAGTCATTGTTCCAACAGTGGTATTGCCATTTGCGCCAATAGTCAGCAATGCAGCGCCTGTGTTGATAAATGACACATCAAAGGACATATCTGTTGGGAATGTCGCGGGTAGACCCCCTTCGATTGATGTGCCTGTCGGCAGGGTTAGTGTCGCAACCGCACCCGTGTATTGAATGATGCCAGTGAGAAGCTCTGCAATGGTCAGGGTTGCAGCAGCGGACTTTGATGTCTGGGCTGGCTGTGCTTTGTAGACAACACCAGTGGTCATTGATGCACCAGTGACATGGAGAGGTGTTACTGGGGCGGCGTTGCCAATGCCCACGTTGCCTGCGGAGGTGATACGCATACGTTCTGTGGCGCTTGTCAAAAACAGCATGTTAGTAGCTTCATAGTTTGACAACACAACGTCTTCGCTGTCGGTTATGCCAATCAGGAAACCATCTGTAATGGCTGTGCCAGTAGCCGAGTTTTGGAAGTTTGCGTAAACACCAACGGCTTGATTGTTGTAGGCCTTATAGGCAACCATGTCGGCGGTGGTAAACGTATTTACTTGCGAGTGGACCTTTGCAAGCGGCGAACTCGTGCCAATCCCCAAGTTGCCGCCGAGGGTGATACGCATACGCTCAGTGCCGCTCACTGCCCAAGACAGATCACCAGTGGCTCCATTGTTCCTGTTTTGCCATGACGCTGTTCCGTTTTGCAGGACTGTAAATGGAATGCCAGCAGCATCAGAGGTCACAGCACTGAAGTTTGGGTTTCCTGTCCCTGTTACAGCGATAGACTTAGTAACACCAGCAACTTCTAGGGTGTACGCAGGGGCAGTCGTGCCAATGCCCACGTTGCCAGCAGAGGTGATACGCATACGTTCAGTGCCAGCCGTAGCCACAGCCACTGTATCCGCAGCGGGAAAGAATAGGCCCGCATCAAGGTCGCCAGTGTTGGTGATAGATGGTGCGGCTGCTGTGCCGTCTGCGAAGGATGCTTGGCCTGTAAAGGCTGGGGCAGCCAATGCAGCCTTTGCGTTTAACTGCGTTTGAATGGCGGAGGTGACACCATCCACAAAGTTCAACTCAGCGGCGGTTGGCAGGACAGCCGTGCCGCCGACTTTCCACAACCCTTCAGACAGGTTTGGCTTAATCGCAGTTGTGCCGTCCAAGAGATCGTCAAGGCTATCCAAGTTTGTATTGATCTTGGTTCCCCAAGTGTCCTCGGATGCGCCCACTTCTGGCTTAGTCAATCCAAAAGTCGTGGTAGTTGTGTCTGCCATTTTGAGCCGCCCTTATGCCGCTAATGTCCAAGTTTCCGCCGTGTTTGAAACAGGCGTCCATGCTTCACTTGTATCAGATTGTGCAGCCCATGTCTCTGCCGTATCTGATTGAGCAGTCCAAGTCTCCGATGTGTCACCTAGAGGCGTCCACGTCTCGGAAGTGTCTGAGCCTTGCTCCCACTTTTTGATAGCCGTTATTGTTACTATACACGAAATAGAGGAAAGCGCACTACCAAACCTAACACGTTCGCAAGCGCTTGTAGTTTCAACGACACAGGACGCAGACGCGGATGCGTTAAGCACAGCTTCGCTCGAAGCCGTTGCAGTTGTGACTGCCGATATTGGTGCAGCCGTCTCTCTAACGCGCACAGCTTCCGTTGATGTGCTAAATTCTGCAGACGCAGCCGCATCAGCCGTCCTTACGCGCTGCGCTGCTGATGAAACGCTAACCGATGCAGACGCAGATGCAGAAGGCTGCTGAATGCGCTGTGCAGACGCAGAAACAGATGCAACCGCAGCCGCAGTCCCGCTTACTTCACGCGACCTGACAGCAGCGGTCGCCGTTGAGGTTACGATGGAAGCCGTAGCGGATACGTTCTGAATACGCTGTGCCGCCGCAGAAACGCTAACAGACGCAGAAGCTACTGCACTCGCATCGGCAATGTTTCCATCAAGCCCAAAGACCCTTACGCCATAAGCGCCAGTGCCAAAGCCTGTGCGATAGACCGCCACAGCAATCCCCTTTAGGTCAGTGTGATGTCAAGGTCGTTTGTGGGTAGACGCAGAACATCGCCTGTGTCGATAACTTTGGAAGCTGTCAGCGTTGCATATGCAATCATGTTGCCAGTTGTCAAAGCATCAAACACCGCAACATCCGTGATGGTTCCCCAGCTTGCAGTTGCCGTTGGAAATTCAAGCGCTGCGTTGTTAGATGCCGTGTCGCCACTCACTGTGAATGTAATGGCCTGTCTGGCGTATCCGTTGCCAGAAAGTTCAGTGCCGCCACCAGCTTCCCCGGGCGCTGCTGTGAACAGGCCGAGATACCAAACTGTGGGGCGAACAGGCGAAGCCGTTCCAGTGGTCAGCAGATATGTTAGGACGCTGGTTTCGAAAGAGTTTGTTAGTGACATCAGATGCTCCTGATTTTCATACGCAGGCCCGTTCCGCTGTGCCGCGCATCTTCTGAAGATATGTTCAAGCCGTCGATTGCAGATTGATACAGCCCTGCCCAAAGCTGGATGCGGGCATCGTCCTTGAGGTAAGGCGCTGAATGCAGCAATGCGCCATAGAGATACGCGTCAGGTGCGTTTGTCAGCAGCCAGTTTGTCGTAGCCGCATCAGACAGCGCAGGGATTTTTGCGAAATAGACCAACTCGCCAGCATAGGTTCCGTCAGGCACGGGATAGAGTTCAAACTGCGAACCTGTCATGGCGTAGTAATACGGGCGACCTGTCACGTTGCCATCACGCTGCTTGCGGTCGATCAGTTCCGCTTGGCTTATCAACTCTAGCCGCGATGTCTCACCCGTGGTCAGGTAAAAGCGGATCGTCTCCGCCCAATCTGCGGGAATGGCTGAGAACTGCGTATCAAGCTGGGCAGTTGATCGCTCTTCCATACGCCAATGACGCACCTTGCGCTGCATATCGGCTTCAGCAAGTGCGATGAACGTAGGAATGACGCTGGTCAAATCCTCGCGGTTGACGAAATCTGCAATAACCGACTTCAGCAAGGCGTATGTCGATATGGTCATTTCTTCTTTGCCTCGTTGCGGGCCGAGATGGCCTTGGCTTTAGCCTTGGCGTCAGATTTGCTACTTGCGCCCCATGCGTTCAGTGATAACAGCAATCGCGTGGGTTTTCCATCTTTATCGCGTTCAGGCCCGTCATTGCCGCTCATCCGCGCCAAAAATGATGCTCGGCGCGGATTATCCCCGGTCTTAACTGGGGGTTTGAGGTTCATTCCCTCGGCCTTGGCAGACGCACGGCCCTTGGCATTTAAGCCGCCACTTGGGTTCTTTCCCTCGGATCGCTGCCATGCGGGCGTCTTTGGCATCACTTTGGCTTCTTTGCAGTCTTGGCTGATGCCTTGAACGCAGCCGCAGTTGGAGCGCCCTTAGTGCCGGGCTTCCGCATCTTCTCGTCCGATCCAGCCTTGATGCGGGCTTTCTTGGCAGCGATGTTTGCGTAAAGACCGCCACCCATTACTTCTTGCCCTTCATCATGCAGCTACCCATAGCCTTGCACTTGGCTGGGTTCGGGCAACCTTTGCACGGCGTAAACTTCGGAGTTGGTTTCTTCATTTCTTACGTCCTTTTCCTGCTTGTGAGAGTGCGATTGCAACAGCCTGCTTGCGGTTGGTAACAGTGGCGGCCTTCTTGGGGCCTTTCGGATCTACACCGGCGTGCAGTGTGCCAGCCTTAAACTCGCCCATCACTTTGGCGATCTTGGCTTCGGCTTTGGTCGGCTTTTTCATTGCTGTTGCTCCCGGTTGGTTTGGACCATAGCTCAAATTTGCGTTATTTGCTACCCATTGATAGCAGACCCTGCGGTGGCTGCTGCTGGCCCCGCGCCATAGCTTCCTCAACGTCAACAGCGCTGACGCCCAACATAGCCGCTGCCCCAGCGATGCCATACTTGCGCACGATGCTGATTAGCTTTTCGTCGAAGACAACGTAGTTGCGAGATCCAGCACCAGCACCCCGTGAGCCTTGGTCTAAATACTTGATGCCGGGAATGCCGGCTTCGCGCATAAATTCAGCCCTTGCAGGAGCAGCGGGATCAGACATTGTGCGAACCTTGTTTGCATCTCCGCCAGCAACCTGAAGAGCCTCTTCGTATGTGTTCCCACCGGGGCCAAGTCGACCGTCTGGACCTTCAACAACATATTTTCGCTTTGATGCTCTAAACCATGCGTCTCTGCCGGTCATTTCATTCCACGGCTCTGGCATTGCAGATAATTGTTGTGCTGCGGCTTTTTCGTTAGCAGAAAGAGGCCCAAACAAATCTTCATATTCTAACGATTTTGGGGCAGAAAACTGACCATAAAGTTTTTTTCTATCAGCGGCAATCCGCGCTGCATCTGAATATCCTAGCAAACTTGCAACTTCTGGTTGCTCACTCAGCGGCTTGTCCCAATCAAGGAAAGCGTTGGGGTCGGCATTGATGTTGACCTCATAGGTGCGGGGACCAACAATCTGTCCTGACCTAATCATGTCCAAAGCCTGTTGGTTTTCTTCGGCAAGAAGCCGATTTCCTTCCTCAACTTCTGGTCCATCAGCATATTTTCCGGGCTTTGCACGATCAGCGTGATAGCGCACGTTTGCCTCAAGTTGTGACGCAGCCTTTTCTGGATCAAATTTGTTGGCATACATTGCGCCCGTTGCTGTTCGTTCTGGCCCAGATGGCATTTTGTTAAAAAACTGCTTCCAATAATCACCGCCGCGCCCGCTTACGCTGGGGCTTTCTGCAAAGTATAGACCATGCCCATACGCTTGAGCGCCCTCACCTGTGCCAATTTGGCTCATGCTAAAACGATTAAAATCATGCGGAGAACTGTGAAGTAGGCTAATCTTGCTTGGTTCAGATGATGCGACTTGGGCTGGTAGAGCGTCACCCAACAGGTTGCCAAGGTTCGACCCCATCGTCGGCACAGGACCGGGCTGGTTCATGCGCTCAACAAACCCACGGCCAGCAGCGCGGGCGGTATCTCTCGCAGCGGCCACGGTAGGGGAACCGCCCAGCAAGCCTTCCATCAACGCTACAGCGGCAGGCGTCCCAGCGCGGACAGCAGCGCCTATAGGGGCCGTGACACCCGCAACCCCTGACAGCATCTCACCTAACGCGGTTACACGGTCCATTGCCGATGTATCGGGCGCAAACATGCGCTGAGACGCATCCATTGACTGGCCGATGCCTTCAACAGGGTTGAATGTCTGATTAAGAAGACCAAGTTTATTAACCATGCGCCCAAGTTCTGGAATGCCAGAAAGCAAGCCTTGAGGTGCTTGTGGTTGACTTTGTGCTGGGGCTTGGCTCGCTACTTGGCGGACAGGATAAAGCAGCCCATCCGAGCGCCGCTCATACAGCACGTTGCCAATTACGCGGAGGTCTTCAATCGCCATAGATGCAGCTTTCGATGTGGGTTGCGGCACATTAGCACATCTGTAGGCATCACGCTAGGCAAACCCCTTTAAGTTCCGCTTGATTGGGGTGTTCCAATCATCATCCACGGGACGATAGCCCACGAACAAATAACGCAGGCTGTCAGCCGTGTGTGATGTGTGGTCATGCTTTGGCTTAGATCGCCATGTCTTTGACCGCTCGTCCCAATCGCGCTGATACTGCCGCAGCGCTTCGATCAGGCGTGTTTGCCCTTCGTGGATATACGTTCTAGCCAATCCATTCCGCACAGCCTGAATGCCGTCCTCAATCGGGATATTTGGCGCAATTGTAATGTTGCGAATGCCCAAGCCTTCAAGCGTCTCAATGCGGGATATACCGCTGCCAAGTTCACGCACACGGGCATCGTGGGGCAGTATGTGGGCCGTGTAGGTGTAAGGCTTGTCCGACAGCAGGCGGGCGTAATAGGCCAGCCCCCGCCCGCTGTCCTCGATGTGGTCGATGATCCGCACCTCGTTGCCGACAAACTGGGCGAAGATAATGGATGTCGTGTCATCCATGCCCAAATCCCACGATGTCACGACACCCACTTGCGGTTCGTGCAGCACGTTGCGAATGCGCTTGTCCGCAGTCATTTTCTTCATTTCTTGGCCGTAGTAAGCCCCGATGATAGCCGCCTCAAAGCTGCATTCAAACTCTTGATCGTAGCGGTCTGGGCCAATGGTCTTTAGCGCATCATTAAGTTCGATTTGGGGAAGGACGCCTGTCTGCGATGCGGGAAGCACCAGCGAAAACCAATTCGGATCGCGTGTGGCCTTGTCGTAGATTTCCCAGAACTCGTTCTTGCCCTTGGGCGTTCCGATAAACGTGGCGCGGCCCTGTCGATCTGCAAGCGCCGGGCGGATGACTGTGGGCCACGCATTGGCGGGGAAATCTGCGGGTTCGTCTAGCACCACATCGTCAAAATACAGCCCGCGCATGGCGTCATAGTTGTCTGCGCCGAATAGCCTGATACGAGCGCCATTGGGGAAGTCTGCCCTAAGCTCGCTCTCGTTGTAAGACATGCCGGGGATCGGCGCTGTGAAGTGTTTGATGTAATCCCAGCTGATGGCCTTGGCTTGATTATAGTATGGCGCAATGTAACCGCAGCGCACACTCTCCCGCTTCGTTGTGATTGCTGATCGGATCAGGTCGTTGATCGCCCCGACTGTCTTACCAAAGCGCCTGTGAGCCACAATGCAAGCAAACCGCTCTGTGCGATTATGGAACGCCTGAAGCTGCTTGCGCGGCGCATACGGGATTTCAATTGTCGGCATTTTTCCACTGGATTGTCAGCGGACCACCGTTGCTTGTCAGATCAACGTCATGCTTTTCGCGCCAGCCTGCACGGGTTTTCATCCAGAAGATCATGGCGGTCGTATCCCCACCTTTGGCCTTGTTAAACAGCGCACCACCCACGGATGCGTTAGCCTGCGCCACAGCCTGATCCAGTTCGGTCCTGTAATACTTTGTCAGCGTTTTGACATCGATGCCAAGGATGTCTGCAATGATGACCTGTGTTGTGCCGATGGTTGCATGTAGCTTGACCAGCTGCCGACTCTCTTTGCTTGGTTCATGTGGGTTACGGCTCATGCTGCTATCCTCTTGGACGTAAGCGCGGCAAATGTTTCATCTGTGCCGTCTAGCGTTGCTTCCTGCCCAGTGAAGTCCTGCCAGCGCTTCACGATCACATCGCAATACTTTGGGTCGAGTTCCATCATACGGCAGTCGCGGGCGGTTTTTTCGCAAGCAATCAAGGTTGATCCAGAGCCGCCGAAAAGGTCAAGCACTGTGCTGTTTTTATGATAAGTGTCCAGAATGTCTACAATCAAATCCACTGGCTTCTCGCAACTATGAATCGTTTTGTGAACTTTCTTGGCTTCCCAAACATCCGCTGGAGCGTTTGCTGGGTAAACGGGTTTTCCATTTAGGCAAAGGTAGAAAGGTTCGTGCTTTGGGCGCGAATAGTAGCCAATGCCAAAATTGTTTTTGACCCAGATGTGCATTGCTTGAATTTTAAACAGCTTTTGCAACGCTCGCTCAAATGCGCCTATTTTGGACCAACCAGTCCAGACGAAGGCATAAGTGTCAGGCTTCATTGCGGAAAAAGCGCAAGAGAAAACAGCGTCAAGGAAGTTGTCAAATGCTTCGCCACTAAGCGCATCATTCAATATCTTGCCATGCGTTCCTCGCTGGGGCGCAAAATCTATGCCATAAGGCGGGTCGGTGAAAACCATATCCGCCTTTTGCCCAGCCATCAGCTTGTCCACCGCATCAATGCTGGTGCTATCCCCGCACATCAGCCGATGCCGCCCAAGCAGCCAAACGTCACCCTCGACCGTCACAGCAACCACTGGCACTTCCGGCACGGCATCTTCGTCCGTCAAGCCAGTTATGGGTTCCGCCAACAGGTCGCCAATTTCGTCCAACTCAAAACCCGTTAGCGACAAGTCAAACCCATCTACTTCCAAGTCTTGCAGTTCGATCTTCAGCATTTCGTTGTCCCACCCTGCATCAAGCGCCAAGCGGTTGTCTGCGATGACATAGGCCCGCTTCTGCGCCTCGCTGAGGTGGCTTGCATCAATCACTGGCAACTCTGACAGGCCCAGCTTCTGCGCTGCTAGGACGCGCCCATGCCCCGCCACGATACCATTGCGCCCATCGACAATGATTGGATTGAGAAAGCCAAACTCACGAATGCTGGCTGCAATCTTGTCAACTTGCTGCGGTGAGTGTGTGCGGCTGTTTCGCGCATAAGGGACCAAATCGGCCACAGGCAGCTTTTTATAGTCTGGAAATTCAGTTTTGCTTTTCATCGTAACATCGCCTTTCCGGTGCTTTCGCGTCCCGTATGCTGTGGTGCTTATTGTAGCGCATTTGCTGCGAAAAAGAAAGCCTCGCGCATCACATTGATTTTGCTGCGTGATTTAGCGAAACCTTATTAAGCACTGATAACCCAAAGTCTGATGTTGGGTCAAACCACCATAGGGGCTTTTGGCTACCGTCTTTGTTGGCTGGGTTTCTGATGATGCTATGGACGCCTGTAGGTTCGTTGCGCACTCGATTGATTGCACCTATGCAAGCGTTCTTGGTCATTCCCACCAGATCGGCGGCTTTGCTGTGACTTAGGCCCATGTTCTCGACAAGGTGCAGCGCCATGAGGATTTGCTCGTCGCGTTGACGGTCTAGCGTTCCATACATTGGATTTCCCCTGCCAGCGCCAAGTAAGCCGCGCCATCTACATAGTTGTCTAGGTGTCCTGTGTTGCCTTTGATTCGGGCAATCTTGAACAGCGCCATCATGATGCCAACGTCAAAGCCATTGATGACGTATATCTCGCGCCCATGCAGCCACCATGACCAAAGGTCTGCCACGTTGTCAAAGTTGTCTTCGGCATTCCCGTGGGTCGCTGCCCGGTCTTTGGTGCTGTATTGGATTGCAGTGTTCAGGATTTCTTCGCGGTTCATTTAGCCCTCACTGGGTGATTGGGTTGGTTGTCGTATTTTCCGCCTGCGTAAGATGCTGGCACAGCTATCTGGTGGAATATCACCTGAGCAATTCCTGCCCCGGCTGGGATGCGTAGAGGCATTAGGCCATGATACACCAGTTCCAATGTTAACCAGCCTGACCAGCCGGGTTCGATCACTGTATTGAACACCGATAGCCCGCGCCGCGCCCATGTGCTTTTGTCGTGAACGATGGCGACTAGGTTGTTTGGCATATCAAAGCGCTCAATGGTGCTGGCAAGCGCAAAGCGCCTGAACGGGTGCAGGATTACCGATTGCTTGATCCTGATGTCGTAGCCTGCCTCTGACAGCCCGTATGATACACCATGTGACCGCAACTTGATGTTATACATCGGGCACATAGGTTTAGCGTCATAAAGTTTGTTTTGGTTGATGATCATTTCTGCCTCGCTGGGCAGTCACGCCCTTCGTTGCAGTTATGGTTGCAGGGCGGGCAGGTCTTACGTTGCAGTGATTTCTCATGCAGGTCTGTAAAGCTATTGTATAGACGCGCCCCTGATTTCTCGCGGCTTAACTGATACTGCAAATACTGGTCCATGCGGTCGAACAGGATTGCTCGCCTTAGATATGTCAGATCAACGTGCAGTTCGCGTGCTGCCTGCTTTACGTTTGCAAACGTCTTGCCGTAGATCACGACTTTTTTCCCTGCCCCGGTAAAGTCTTTGTCATCATCACCCGTTTCCCACGGCGCAGCTGGTAGCGTTACAAACTGAGGAACAGATGGACCTGATACCACAGAGTTGCGATCCACAACGGCGATTGTTCTCGTGCGCATGTTCATCCACACATTTCTTTGTTTTGCTTGTAACGGTTGATAGCTTGCTCCAAAC